CATATTTATCCATATACTCTAAGTCCATTATACCACCATCAGCTGCGTAAGGCATTTGATAGTTTGGTGGCATACGATTACCAAACTGACCATAGTATGGATCTCTTGGATATAGACTTGTAAAACTTTCATCGTCCATAATACTAGGCTCATCTGGAGTTTTAGACATTTCATACAAAGCAGGAGCTGATAAAGATGCAAGATTTGCGTATGCACCCAGTCCAGCTTTTGTTTTTGGTGCTGCTTTTATTAAATCCATAGAAACAGCATCTTTATAAGTAATTTTAGAAGGATCTAATCCTTGTGATTCTAATATACTTTGTTGTCCTTCAGTCAAAGTTTGACCAGCGGCTTCTTGTCCAAAACCTAAGTTTTGTCCTAATTGATTAAATATACCTTCATCAGATGTAAAAGCATACTGATCTGGTGCACCAAATAAATCAGCACCAGGTAAACCACTAGCATAACCAGCAGTACCAAAAGCTCTACCTGCACCATATCCACCCAAGCCACCAGCAATAACATCACCAGCATCTCCACCAGTTAATAATGGTACACCTGCACCAATCAATGCAGAGTAAACAGGCCCTGCACCAAATATACCAGCTATTGTACCAGCGTATGGTGCAATACTCTTGAGTGCTTTCTTAGCACCCTTAAAAATCTTTTTTAAGAAAAACTCTGGTTGTCCTGTAACAGGATTGATTGAGTTAAAATTATTACCAACAATATATCTTTCAGGGTTAATACCCATGTCTAGCATTTGATTGAACAACATTGCTTTTAGTCTAGGATTAGAATCAAGAACTTCCATAGGCACAACAGTTTCACCTTCGGCAACGTGTGCGATATATGCGTCCTCGTATCTACCTAAATCTGCAATTTTAGAAACCTCGTGTTGAAATGATTCCAACCCTCTAGGTTCTAATTGTTGCATGCTATAATTCATGTTTAATTTGTTCCCCCGAATATATCCGGTATTTTGTTTACTTTAATTGCGACATCTTTTTGTATGTCTTCTTCAGTTGTGTCGGTGGCAGGATTTTGAACGTCTTTGATTGCTTCTTCTTCTGAGGCGTAGACTTCTCCTGTTTTGGCGTGTTTGATAGTTGTCTGTGTTTCCACATCTATCTTAGGGATTGTTTTCCCAGCAACCACGGTAGTATCTTCATTTATACCCATTTTTTACTCTCCTTGCAATATTTATGTTATCTCTAAAACACTTATAATTATGTGTAAATCATTAGCGTTTTGTGCTGTTGCTTTAATAATTTCCGACTCTTTTGCTACTAATAACTCAGACAATAATTCAGTAGATGTTTTAGCTGCTATAGATTTATCTTTTTCTAGTGAAAAAACAGCAGTAGCACTATCTGTTAATGTAAGTGTTAAAGTACAGGCATTGGAGGCATCATCGTTAGAAACTCGTATGGATTTTATTAAAGCTGTTGTAGCTGTTGGCACAGTGTAAATTGCAGTAGCATCTGTGGTTGTAAGATCTACTTTGTAATTTGTATATACGTTAGGCATCTATGATAAAAACCAGCTTACCCTTTCATCTTCTTCTCTTAATACCTCTGGTGTATAAGTATTGTTAAGCAAAAATATTAATTGTTCTAATGTTTGTATTAAGGTGTTTTGTTGTTGTTGACTATATTCTTTAGATGCTTGTGGTAATCTTGGTATTTGTATTTTAGACATTACGATCCTCTCATTCCATCTGGTTTAATATCTAATCTTAAAGTTCCGTATCTCCAATCATCATCTACAGCATCACTTTCAACTCTTACTGCAACTTGTCTGCCTCTAATACGAGTATCTTGTTTCTTTGTAGTGGTGCTCATGTTAAATGCTCCATGAGATTTTTGTGTTCCATTAGGATAAGGTCTAGATTTAATTGTTACATCTACTGTTCCTGCTTGTGATTTAAAATCTGGTATAATTCTACTGATAGACATAAATTGATCACCATCTGCGATGTCTACATCACCTGATTCTATATGTGCATTCATAGCACTACCGTCATCGTTTGCTCCACTTTCATGTAAATAAACAAAAGTTCTACCTGCTTTTAATCCTGTAATTGTAGATATAGTTGCAGTTGTATCAGAAGCCTCAAACTCAGCAGCATAAGGATTATCATATGTTCCTCTATCAGCCCAAGCACTTCTGGCCAAAGTTCCTATGTACCAAAGATTTTCTGCATAATTAAATACTACCACTCTGTCAATTTGACTAGAGTTAAGAGAAGGATAAAACCACATTACTTCATTGTAATCTGTGTTAGCTGCACAGAATATATCTTGCTTTGCATTCTGATTTAAATCATCAAAAACATAATCCTGCACTGTACATGGTATTTTTTGTACCGCACCATCAAATAAGAAGAAGGAGTCAGTACCCATCCAAAAAGATATACCACCTACATCTACTGCAGCATGTAAACCAATACATCCACAAGCAGAACCTAATTGATTAAAACCAAATGTAAAAGGGGGTCCTATAAACTGCATTTGATATAAAGCAGTATCTGTCCATATTAACACAGCACCTCTAGATCTAACAGCAGTCTGAATAAAATTACCATCAACAAGTCTTTTTGAACCTGCTGTGTTGGTTGCTGTAGGTGTCCAAACATTCTCAGCTTCTTGTCCAGACCACCTTAAAAACATGTTATCTTGAGTAGAGGAGGTTCCTATAGTTGTCTCTGTACCAAAACAAATGACATGTCTGTCGTCACCTGAAACTAACATAAATCTAGTTTTTGTAGGTGCATTTGAAACATTTGTTGTAGAAGCTCTATTAGAAGATAATCCTCCAGATGTATCCCAATAGAATAAACCACCGTTAAATTGCAATGCTAAAACATCTTCACCCCAATTATCAAGTGCCCATTTAGAAGATTCCAAAAGCACGCCTTGTCCACCTGTTAGACCTGATCTTGTTGAGTTCCAGGTAGATGCTCCCCATGTACCTGCACCCCAGCCGTAACCAAACAAAGATACAGCAGATCCTGTATTGATTTGATATGTTCCGTTGGCCGTGGACCCTGTAGCATCAGAACTAGCTGCGGCTTTCGCTTCAATAGTATATGTATTTGAGTCAGGAACAGTAAGTATTTCAAACTCACCTTGTAGATTAGCTGCACTAATACCGCCTACTGCACCACTAACACTTGCTATGCTTACAAAATCACCTATTAAAGCACCGTGACTAGAGTCAGTTATTGTTACTGTTGTAGATCCATTTGTTGTGGCAAACTGCGTAATGTTACCAGTAGCAGTTGTACGAATAGGAGTGATGTCTGCGTAATTATTTTCTGAATAAGCGTAGAGTTTTTTATTGGTGCCATAGATAGCATATTTAACACCATCAATACCAGAGTAAGTTAAAATAGCTCTTGTTGCACCCACAAGTGCATCACTAGTTACTTTTTCCCAACCCCCAATTTTTTCAGGTAGCCCATATCTAAAACGAACGTTATCACAATCTACCCAACGTCCTTCTGCACCATATTCGGTATTTTGTTTATCTATACCTGGTGCTATTTGCAGTTTTGTTAACGGCATTTAAGCTCCTAGTTAGTTGCGTAGAACGGTATCCAGTAATCAGTGCCATTTATATTGACACGAATATGACCTGTCAAAGATCCTACACTTGTATCTGTTGTAATACTTTTAGTTTGATCTGAAGCACTTGTGCCATCAAATCTAATAAACTCTTGATCTGTATCATCTTGATCCAATGTTAAACAAGCTATAGCACCAGAAGAATTTGCTTGACTAACTGTTACTAGTGCACTTGTTGGTGAACTTGTACCGAATCCGATTTTATCAGCAGACCCATCTATAAAGAAAGCGTGTGTTAAAGTATTTGTTTCTGCTCTAAAATCTACTGAAGCTCCTGATTCGTTAAAGGTAAAATTACCTCCATCTAAATCAACAGTGCTGGTAACTTTCATACCTCCAACGACATGTAATTCTGTAGAAGGTGAGTTTGTTTTAATACCTACACGATCATTACCTGCATCAGTAAAAAATAAGTTGGCATCTCCATTACCTTCAATACGAAAATCTACGTCGGCACTTGACTCGTTAAATACAAAAGTACCTCCATCTAATGATGTGTTACCTGTTACAGTCAGTGTTCCATTGGCCTTAATATTTCCTGCATCGTTCAAGACATCAAACATAGTAGATCCGTCAGAGTATAAAATATGTTTAGCACCCTGAACTAATTCTGTTCCTGTGCCACCAGCAGGTTTAAAGGTTAAACTATTGCCACCACGAGTTGTTGCATCATCAACTATATACCAAGTCTCTACAGCCTCACAACTCATAGTTGTGTTACCTGTCAAAGTACCTGTTAATTTTATTATAGCATTACTTTGTTCGTCAGTAGTTGATCCATCTGTGGTTGCTAAACTATCGGTAGTGCTCGCTACTGCAACAGAGACGTATCCTTTGACTGCTGACTCTACTTTTTGTAAATTGTTATTTGTAATATTACCCCAGGTTCCAGAGTTTTCACCTGTGGCTTGTAACTCTAGATTAAGGGAACTTGAATATGATGATGCCATGTTTTACTCCTAATCTGTTGAACCTGGTTCCACATCCACCCAGGTAATTGTCTGAGAATCATCTACTTCATTCCAAATAAAGAATGACGGATCACCCACACTAAAATTAATAATATTTTGAAACTTTTCACCAAAGGCAGTTTCATCTCCTAATCCTATAGTAATTTGTCCAGCAGTGCTAGTGCTAACATTAGCTGAAGCAGTTACAGTTTCCGTGCCTAAAGAAAAGGTAGAGGCTAAATCGGTGCCTGTTTGAGAAATTGCAACTGACGTAATTACGCTTTCATCTCCTAATCCAACAGAAAATGATAATCCACTAACAAACGGTGATCCTACGTTTTGTACACCGCCTCCTCTGACAGATCCTATTGCAAACTCTGCTAATGCTCCGTGTCCTAACATTCTACCTTGCCGTTACTGGCACTCCTTTACTACTGACAAATGGATGTTCTGCAAACGCTATGTAGCTGTATATGCCACCATTGGCATTAATATCATTACCATTTCCTTTTAATTTAAAACCATTAGAGTAATAATCTCTTTCT